AACAGAGTTCATTAAAACACTATTATTCAGAAAAAAGCAATGTGAGGCGATGTAACTATGAAGGAATACTATATTTTTGAAACTCCCTGTTTAGGTGCATTAACTGAAGATGAATTCGCAGAAATCCAACAACTCAAGAAATTAAATTTCTCATCAGAAGAGATCAAAGGGATTATGAGAAATCATGAAATAAGGAGGAACTGCCCAAAAGAAGACGAAATTCAACAAACAATTGTTATCGCATCACATATTGATGAGGCAATAGCAACCATCAGGGAAAATTCATTGTCGTGGGATACGCTTCTTTTTGTCGGAACTCTCCCGCTTTCTACCAAAAAAATTGATTATCTGGACTTTGTTGAATATGCGCCGCACACAGAACTTCAAAAGATTTCTGAGGGGGAATATAAAACTCACATCTTACATCACCGGTCCCCAATTGTAGCATGGGGATGTCCTCACATAATACTACGACGTGTAAGGAATGGTCCGCTGGAGGACGTCGAATGAAGGCAGGATCATTTCTTGGATTAAACAGCAAAGAAGGCATAGAGACTTGTGACGGAGAGAGTTTCAGATTTCATATTCCATGGAAGGGAACGCTCCGGATGGCGCTGAAACTGGTCAGGATCCCGCAGGAGTGGACGACCGGCCTGACTGGTAATGCAAAGGTGCTCTGGGAGATCTGCGTGGAGGATTACAAACGGTGCGAGGGCAAGACGCAGGCCGGGGATAACCTTGGCGCCAGTGACGCACCCGCCGCCCAGCATCGCTTTGATATTCTCAGTAAAGTCATTCCAGCCGGCATCCTGATTTACTTCCAAGATTCCGCGTATCGGGAAGTGGGCGACCGGATGCTCTACCTCATCATCCAGAACCAGCACCGGTTCAAGTTCCCGCCTCATCACCTTGATCCGGATTGCTGGTATAAAGATCGCCTTGAGGATCGACCCGCAGGCCGGCTGACGCTCGGCATGGTAATCCCCGCCGACCAGATCATTGCAGCTGATAGTAATGGAATCATCGTCCGGGAGATCCTGCCGCCCAAGAAGTATTTCGCCGGTATTGAAGGTGAGGATCATTGGGTGGGCATAAATTCCAATACTCCGCAATGGGTGAGCACTATTCAGGGCGGCGGCTGGTTCTACCGGATCCACACAATTTATGGCACTCAAGAACAGCTAGAGAAACGAACCCTGCTTGGGGATTGATATGCCGCTCCCAAAAGATCCATCAAAACATGAAGAATATCGACTAAAGCTTAGCAGAGCGCATACAGGTAAACCCAAATCTGAAAGCCATCGCCAGAATATCCGTAATGGTCTGAAAGGGATACGCAGATCGCAAGAAAGCATCAGAAAACAAAGGGAATCAATATCAGGGGAAAATCATCCAAATTTCGGTAAGCACCTCTCTGAAGCAACAAGGAAGAAAATAGGGGATTCGCATAGAGGTGAGAAAAGCGTTAATTTTGGCAAGCATCTTCCGGAGGCAACGTGTAAAAAGATAGCAGAGGCACGCACCGGAAAAACGCTATCTGATGAATCGAAACTCAAATGTAGTCGTTGGCAGATCGGAGTGCCTAAATCATACGGTCACCGCCTTAGGATTGTTGAATCGATGCTTGGCGGCTTCTGGTATGGGAATGTCCGTTATTACGATGGCCCGCAATACTGCGAGAAGTGGACGCCCGAATTAAGGCAGCGGGTCAGAGCATTCTTTGGGTATCGCTGTGTTGAGTGTGGTGCGCCGCAAGGGAAACGTCTCTTGCATGTTCATCACGTCTGGTACAACAAGAAAACCTGTTGTGATAATTCACCGCGTTCATTAGTTTCCTTATGTGGAAAATGTCATATCAAGACGACAACAGGAAATCGTGCTTATTGGAGCACACATTTTCAGGAGATGATTGATGTGAATTACAATGGAAAATGCTGGTTTACGAAGGATGAGATGAAGGAACTGGAAACCAAGACGCTATTAGGAGATTGAAAATAATGTCAGGACATTTCGAGAAAGGCAAGTGGATTCAGGATTCCCCCGATCCCTTCCACCCATTCCTCCGGATTGAATTCTATGCGGGCGTGCAGGAAGGCAAGCAGGTCATTGTCACGCAGGGCCAGATCCGAGATCTCGGGCAGTATGGGAAACCCGGGACGCCCATCCATCGCTACACTACCCGGTGCCTTGCGGCAATCCAAGCAGACGCCCTTAAGCAGCCGGCAGATGAGACCCGGGCACTTGAACAGGAGATCGCGGCGATGCTGAAGGAGATCGGATGAATCTATCGACAATTCCCACAACAGAATTACAAGAGGAGCTTGAGCGGCGCGAGGGCGTGTTCATGCGAGGCGGATATAAGCACCGTCTGGGTTGCGATTCATCATCTGTAAATCCGGTTACAGAGTGGGCCGGTGGATCTGAAGTGATAATAACGGCATATAAATGCCCAAAATGTGGGATGGTAACGAAGGTGCGGCAATGATCTCGCAGGGTTCGATCGCGGAGATCACCGTACCGGTCAGCATCAAACCCACGGTCGAACATCGGCGGGAACGCATACGGGTTGATGTTCAGCCCGGGAACAAGAGCCTGATTATTGAAAAGGATGGTAGTATCCATGAGTAAGACGATCTCACCGCCAGCAACGATCCGCATTCCGCAAAACTGCGTGATCGTTCACGGAGATCTGGTAGCGATTAAACCGGATTACGTTATCGGGGCAGTCAATAAGATGAACCCTGAATTCATGGACATTTCAGTCCCTATGACAATTATTGAGGATAAGATCACGAATGATGATATCGGGAAATATGAAGCAGTAACGGCGTTTACTGGAAAGAAACCCATATCCCCAAAAGCATTGGAACTTATGAAAAAAGTGAATGCCGAAAATGCAAAGGCAACAGAAGTACATAATTCCAAACGGAGCGAGATATGATTGGCGACGACATCTTTAACATTCCCGCAATCACGGAATCTGGAGATATTAATCCGGCACTTATCGAAAGGATACGGAAGGATTTTGGAACGGATGATGAAAATAAACCCGAGGTTAAGGAATCATGAATGATGCCAATGTAATGAGACCAGACGCGACATTCACGTCTGTAACAAACGCAAAGACCGCAGACCGCCCGAAGTTGTCCCTGTCCGGCCCCGACCCTCGGCCTGACAGCGATTACGATCCCGAGCAGCTGAAGGCTGGCGTTGAGGTTGAGATGGAGCATACTGAAGATCCGGCGGTTGCCACGAAGATCGCTAAGGATCATCTGGACGAGCGCAAGGACTACTATGTGATTGTCAAGCGGGAGGGGTTGTAAATGTCCTCTCTTAAAGACAAACTTATTGCGTTGGCTGAAGAGCACGAATGGGGGGAGATTGAGCGGATTGTAGATGCCGGCATCCGTCATAAGCCAGACCGGACGCATCAAGATTACATCAACCATTGGACAGAAATCGGCTCGTGTTTTGCATACGCCACAAATGACAAATCCTTTGGAGAGTTTGAAAAGGAATTTGCGATCATTGTGAAACGGATGCTAAAAGCCGAACAGAAATTAAAGGAAGCAGGACTGTAACACGCAATCATGGCGCAATACTATCTGGGAATCGAACCGGCGGGCAATCCGGGCGAAAGCACCACCATCAGCGTGACAGAGTTCACCTTGGATCCAATCCTGCTCTATAAAGTCCGGTACCTTCAGCGGTTCCCCGAGGGTGCGCCGTATCCCATGATCATCGAGACGGTCAACCAGATCCGTGAGGAACTAAGGGGCGGGTTGGTAGTACTCAATTCAACGTTCATCGGGGATCCCGTGCGGGACATGTTCAAGACCGGCGGCATCTCGCCCGTCAGCATCTACGTGGCGAACGTCAAGGCCGCCATCAAGCCGCACGTCGAGAATGCCGTGGATCCCCTGCGGAAATACGATCACCTGTTCTGGGAAGTTCCGTATCTTGATATCGTCAGTATCCTACAGGTGGCATTTCAACGCAACCAACTCCAAATTGCCCCAGATATGGATCTCGCGCAAAGCCTGATTGACGAGATCATGACGTTCCGGCTGGAAGTATCGCCGTCCGGCAAGATCGAGAAGCTGAGGATTGACC